AATCTAGGGCAACATGAGCAAGCAATAGAATATGCAGCGTTAGGATTACGTGCGAAACCTGCCTATGCGGAGAATCCATGGCTGGCGTCTATCCAATGTGTGGCGCTCAATAGGCAGGAAGACGCTATTGCCTGGGCTCGCCTAGCACTAGCCCACAATTGGACCACGAGAAAAGAGCTAAGAGACCGCCGTATTGGGTTCAAAAACCTGGTATCTCTATTCGAGGGACCATACCAAGTCATCGCCGTGGCGGCTGAGCAAATCGGCGAAACGGCACTCCAAAAATGGGCGATCAAGAATATATCGGATGCTGTAAAGGCGCGGGAATCTTTCACGAAAAAGGGGAAATAATGAAACGCAAACCTGTTAAAGGTCGAGTTAGGCGCGACGGGATCAGGCATACCAAGGAACTATCGATCTGTTATCTTACAATGAGGGGCTGGAGGCAGAGCGAAATTGCGGATGCTTTGGGCATGACTCAGTCATACGTGTCTACAGTGTTACGTGGGCTGACGGATAGCATCGATATCGTCAGGGAGCACGGCGAGCCACAGCGGGCGTACGCAAAGCGGGCATGGCGGATAATCGCTGATGCTTTTTTGGCCACGGTTCCATCAACCCCGCGCACGCGTTGTCCTAAATTATGTGCAGATGAGACAAGCGAGGTCTGTGAGACGGGAGACGCAATCGACACCAACAACCCACAGGGGCTGACATGACAACCAACACATGACTCGCGTGCCAAACCCGCCATAACCGGCGGGTTTTTTTGTGCATATAGTCGCGCGTGCGTTATATGTGTGCGGCCCGTATTGAGATCGTGTCTCAACTATCACCCGGTTGACATGTGCGTCGATCATGACAACGCCCGGCCTCCACGGTGACCATCCAGGATGCCATTTCTACCCCCTTGCAAACGTTTGCAGTTCGTCCGTTTCAAACTTTTGGTGTGATGGTAGCACCGAGCACATCGAAACGGCTCTAACGCTGAGATTCAGTCTCAACAAGGTAAACCATGGGCTCCTTTTGAAAAATGTTTCTTCTTCCCATTATTGGAACGCGCGCGCGCACTGATTGTAATATATACTAAAGATAAAAGCTTTTTGTACGTATGGTAACCTATGTACATAAACTATTGTATGTACATATAAATAACAAAATCATCATCGATAATAATAATAACGAAGATAGGGGTATAGTGGGGGTGTGGGGGAGAAAAGGGGAAAGATGTAAAAAAAACAGCGACATCCTAAAAGCGTGTAACATTTTTAGTCACGGTCATGTTTTCGTAAAAAACTCATTATGACTGGTAAAAAACGACATTTGTACATGAATGCATATTGAGACGTGATCTCAATATCTGCAATTTGATCAACAATAGAACTATCTGATTGCATGCATGTTTGGCTACATGCCTGTTTTGGAATATACTTTACAAAAGGAGGTATTGACGTGAAAATGACGAAAAACCTCGAAAAAAAGGATTGACATGGGCCGCACACGAGCAACAAAGATCAAAAAGGTAGAAAATGCAGCACGTGCATTGGAGCTGCGTAAAGCAGGATCGACACTGGATCAGATCGCCACAACGATGGGGCTCAATAGTCGCCAGCACGTGCATTACATCATCAGTACAGCGCTCAATGAATTGATTGATACATGCACCCATGATGCAGATGAGTACCGTCGCATGCAACTAGAAAGGCTTGACGCCATGGAATTGGCGTTATGGCCGCAACGCAAAAACCCTAGGGTGTGTGATAGTCTCATAAAAATCGAGGCGCGCAGGGCCGCGCTACTTGGTCTTGACGCACCAGCAAAGACAGCTTTGACTGATACCAACGGGAATGATGTTGCTGTGGATTTGGTGGCTATCCGTGCGAAACTCCTCGGCTGATCTGTCTCTTGCGGATCAATTCCGCGCGTTGCCTGCCGACGTTCGGGCAGAACGACTGGGGGTGCTGACATCAGACGAGGCGGCGGCATTGCGCTATAACTGGGAATGGTGGCGAAGACCATCGCAACAGCTCCCAGAAGGGGATTGGATCACTTGGCTGATATTGGCCGGGCGCGGGTGGGGCAAGACGCGGTGCGGGGCCGAAACGGTGCGTGTATGGGCACGGGACAATCGTTTCGTCAATCTCATCGGGGCGACCGCTGACGACGCTCGGGATATCATGATCGACGGCGAAAGCGGTATACTCGCTATATGTCCGAAAAGAGATAAGCCAATATACCACAAGGCGAGTCGTAAACTTGTATGGCCAAGTGGGTGCACTAGTCTGATTTTTACAGCGGATGAACCAGAACGACTTCGTGGCAAGCAAAGTGAGAAACTCTGGTGCTTGGTAGGCGATACCAAAGTGACTATGGGCGATGGCACATATAAAATGATTAAGGACATACGGGCTGATGAGTTCGTGCTAACCCGCAAAGGCCCTCGGCGGGTATTAGCCGTGTCTTCGCACATTGATAAGGTAGGCACTGTAAGCTTTTCAAACGGCTCGAAAATAACTGGCACGGGTAAGCACCCCATGATACAATGTAATGGGGAGATGACATGCCTACAGAACCTATCAACTGGCGACTGTGTTCCAACGGATACATCGGCGCTTATATTGGCCCAGTCAATGCGAGCGGAAAGCGCACGCGAGTTTATCAGCACCGGTTCAATTGGGAACAAGCCCATGGGCGGGTGCCCGAGGGCTATGTCATCCACCATCGAAATGGGGACAAGACAGATAATCGGCTCACCAACCTTGAGTGCAAGAGCAAAGCAAGCCACTCACGAGAGCATTCCGCAGGCAATACCCACCGCGCAAGCGTCACACTCTCAGAACAGAATGTGCAATGCGCCGACTGTGGATGTATTCTTGTTCGGCGATCAAGGGTCAAAGTCCAATTGTGTAAGCCCTGCGTCCATCAACGGGCAGAACTTAAACGGAAGACCACAAAATCCTGCCATTATTGTGGAGAGCAATTCGAGTCGCGGCTTGGAAATTACTGCAGCCAGCGTTGTGTCAACTTGGGAGGCCGTTGGAAGCGCTGAAGTATTTGATCTAGGCATTGAAGGCGAGCCTGAGTTCTTCGCGAATGGGCTGCTAAGTCATAACTGTGATGAGGTCGCCGCCTGGCGCTACCGCGAGGCATGGGATCAAGCGATGTTGGGGCTGCGTCTTGGCGATAAGCCCCAATGTGTTGTCACGACTACGCCCAGGCCAACAGATCTTATCAAGCGACTGGCGACAGCCAAGACCACACATCTCACCACGGGCAGCACCTATGATAACAAGGCTAATCTGGCTGGGGCATTCCTTGAGCAGATCGTAACGCGGTACGAGGGGACTCGGCTTGGGCGACAAGAATTGAATGCTGAAATCCTGGATGATAATCCAGGGGCGCTTTGGAAACGCGATTGGATAGATAGGTCTCGTCTATCTCTCGCCCCAGATATGGCTCGAATTGTGGTTGGGGTTGACCCAGCTGTTACATCCAACGATGACTCCGATTTGACGGGCGTTGTGGTGGCAGGGATGGACCGGCAAAACCCGCCGCACTACTATGTGCTCGCAGACTATAGCCGTATTGCTACTCCCGATTCCTGGGCGCAGTCGGTGATCAATGCGTATCACCAACACGGAGCCGATAGGATCGTGGCAGAGGTAAATAATGGCGGCGATCTCGTGGGGACGATCATTAGACAAAAGGACGCAAATTGTGCATATACTGCTGTTCGTGCTACTCGCGGGAAACAGTTACGCGCCGAACCTATCGCCAGCCTATACGAACAAGACCGCGTCCATCATGTTGGTTCCATTCCTGAATTGGAAGATCAGATGCTTGGGTGGGATCCGATAAGCTCAGACAAATCACCCGATAGGCTCGATGCACTGGTGTGGGCATTGACTGAGTTATCTACCCCAGTCCCTGGAGCTGGGTTCCTGGCATGGATGGAGCAGCAGGCCAAGCGGTGACGCTTGGCATAATGCATCTTGCGTTGTATCATGTTGTAGATGTATGGGGGCAAATATGGCAACTCCGAGAGGTGGAACCCCATTGGATGCCGGGTTGATCGAGCGAGTCTCAGGAGCTCTACGTTATGTGCTGACAGGGCAAACGCCGCCATGGTTCGGACCCAATGACCCATTGTTGCCTGTTGCGCCTCCTGAGGTTAAGGGGAGGCACTTTGATTTTCCTGCTGGTGTCAATCTCAACTATACACCCAGATCTGAATCGACCGGGGACAATGGGATCAGCTTCTCAACCCTTCGGCGAGTGGCGGATCCTGCACATGGCGGGCTCGATCTGGTGAGAATTGCTATCGAGACACGCAAAGACCAGATGGAAGGGCAGAAATGGACCATTAGGGCTAGAGATGGGAGGGATTGCGATGGCCGCGCTGCAACCCTTGCAGCTGCCCTGCGTAGACCGGATTTGGTTCATACCTTCCGACAATGGGCACGCCAATTATGGGAAGACCTATTGGTCATTGATGCACCTACCGTTTATCTGCGTCCTATGGCTGACGGATTCAAAATACCCGAGGTGATGGATGGAGCACTACTCAAGCGCCTTGTGGATAGTAACGGTAGGACACCATTGCCCCCGGAACCGGCGTACCAACAGATACTGAAAGGTCTGCCAGCTGTTGATTATGGGTTATCCGAAGTCCTATGCATGCCTCGTAATCTAAGATCAAATAGGCTTTATGGCATGTCCCCTGTTGAGCAAGTTGTGAATATCATTGGGTTGGCGCTAAAACGCCAGCTCCACCTGTCAGCCTATTATACTGAGGGTAATGTCCCCGAGATGCTGATTGCATGCCCAGAAGCATGGCAGCCCGATCAGATCACCTATGCCCAACAACTCATGGATTCGATGCTGCAAGGGAATATCGAGGCCAAGCGGAAAATGGTGTTTGTACCCGGTGGTATGGAGCCAAAGCCGCTCAAAGACCCGAAGCTCAAGGACGAGCTAGATGATTGGCTGGCCCGCGTTATCTGCTGGTGTTTCAATCTCACCCCGTCAGCGTTGGTCAAAGATACAAACCGCGCTACGGCTGAAACAGCGCGAGAGACTGCTTTGATGGAAGGTCTTGAGCCACTGAAAGCGTGGTGGTCTGATTTCATGAATGAAGTCATCTATCGATGTTGGGGTATTGATGATCTCGAGTTTTGCTGGATCGACGAAGAGATCGTTGATGCTTTAACTAAGGCACAAACCACAGCTATCGCCATGGGTGGGCCAGGGAAGGGATGGATGACCGCCGATGAGGCCCGAGCATTGTTCGGTATGGAACCGTTGACGCCAGAACAACAAGCATTGCTGGCGCCGCCGAACCCATTCTCCGATCTCACACATGAGGCGAGATCCCAGAAGCTCGAAAAAAAAAAGCCGAAGGTGAAGCACATCAATCGAAATCGTGCTGCTGCAAAGCGTGCATCGCGGAAGATAAATGCAATAGTGAACGCATATCTCCAAAAGCAGTACATCGCTATCCGTGATGGACTGGGTATTGGCAAATTGGCAAAAGCTGAATTCGATGAACTTTGGAACGGTTTGAGCGAAGAAGACAGGAAGAGGCTGGTGGAACAAATGGCGGAGATTCTGGGTGACATGGCAGCTGATGGAGCAGACGAGGCCATCACCTCCATCGCGGCATGGGTCCCTGATGCAGATATGGACGCCATCTTATCTCAGGCTAACGAGCGAGCGATTGCCTGGGCAGAAAACCGCGCTGCCGAATTGGTGACACAGATTGATGAGACCACCCGCGACGGCATCAGGGACCTGACTGTTAGATCGCTCGAGGAGGGATGGAGCACGCAGGAGATATCAGATCGTCTAGACGCTGCGTGGGAGTTTGGTGGAGAGCGGTCGGACATGATCGCCCGCACCGAGGTAGCCTTTGCCGACATACAGGGGAACCTTGCCGGTTATCGTGAGTCCGGCGTGGTCGAGGGCCGTGAATGGGTTATAGCGCAGGATGAATATTGTGAAGATTGTGAGTCCATGAGCGGGATGGTGGTGCCGATTGGTGGAGACTTCCCAGGCGGCGATCCTCCTTTGCACCCTAATTGCAGATGCGATATATTGCCTATTATCACTTCTACCGGAGATTGACATGAGCACAATCACCCTCAAGGCGCCCTCCGGCGTTTCCACTGTTTCGGTAGGTGGTGCAAATTATGCAGTATCAAGCAGCGGGCTCGTGACGATTCCTGCACAATACGTTTCAGAGCTTCTCGATTCCGGGTTTACCACTACTGCAACCATATCTGAGATCACAGGTTTATCCGCACAGCTGGATGGCATCGAATCTGATATTGAATCCATCCAGGGAGATGTGAGCACACTCCAGTCGGATTTGACAGAAGGGCTAGCGGGCAAACAGGATGCGTTATCGAATGCCAGTACTCTAGTAAAAATCACAGAGTCCTCAGGCGAGCCGCTCTGGAACGGTGCGGCATGGCCTGGTAGTGGGGGCGGTTCTTATACTGAGGTTGCAAATTATGCAGCATTGCCAGAGCCCGCTTTGCATGATGGGGCAATCTATGCCGTGCTCGCTCCGCAAGGGACTTACTTCGTAAACAGGAAGCCCGCCGGGTATTACCTCAGTAATGGGGCGGCGTGGTCATATCTTGCAGATCTTGGGGATCCATATTTTTCGGATGGTGCGCTTGCGTTTTCTGACGACGCCGATTCTACGAAGATTCTTCATTTCCAGCTGTCAGGGATCAGTCACGCTACGACAGTGACTGCCGCTTGGCCGGATAAATCGGGTACGGTGGCGCTTACGTCTGATCTCGGCACGGCAGCAGCGAAAAACATACCAGCGACTGGCGATGCATCGGTTACCGAAGTAGTCTATGGGACAGATACCAGATTGACGGATGCGCGAACTCCGACATCCCATTCGCATGCGATTAGTGACGTTACGAGTTTGTCTACCGCGCTTTCGGGGAAACAGGCAACGATTACAACCGGAACGACGGCACAATATTTTAAGGGCGACCTTAGTCTTGGTACAATGGATGCATCAGCAGTCGGTCTCGGTTCAGTCGAGAACACAGCATTATCCACCTGGGGGGGATCCTCAAACTTGACTACCTTAGGGACTATCGGGACCGGCGTTTGGCATGGAACCGCCATCGGCGATACCTATATCAGTTCTGCATCAACATGGAGTGGGAAACAAGATGCCCTGACCAACGCTTCTACGCTGGCCAAGATCACTGAATCTGGAGGCAACCCTCTCTGGAATGGATCCGCATGGCCCGGAGGGGCAGGAGGCGGAGGACTCACTCGCGTTGCAGTCAATGATGCAGACAAATCTGGGATTGGGACCGATGGGACGATTATAGCATATACAGCCATCAGCCAAACACGTACAATCACGCTTCCGGCAGCAACCACGGCAGGACAACAAATCATAGTGATGGACGAATCGGGGTCGTGTTCTGCCACGGTTCTTCTGACAATCAACAGAGCTGGGTCCGATACTATTGATGGACAGACATCTATTTCACTCGGTACGCCATATGGTTCAATCTGGCTTGTAGCTGACGGGACAAGCAAGTGGACGATACGCAGGACAAAATTCAGGCAATTAACAATTACCGGGAATGGTAGCTGGGTTGCTCCCGCAGGATGCTTTTACGTCCATCTGCTGATGTGCGGAGGTGGTGGTGGTGGATGTTATGCAACGTCAACCAACGCAGGCAATGGTGGTGGCGGGGGGATGATCGTGAATGGATTTTATCCCGTGACACCAGGGAC